GTAAGGTTGCCAATTCACTTTGTGTTTACGAATAAAAGCGGAAGATTTAAACTGTAATCCTTAGAATTTTTGTACTTTTGTGCCGTGCCGAGGTGACATTAGGTGCGACAACAGACAAAGTATTTTCTTAATTAGCGTATTAACAAGAATATGTATACAGTTATCAAACGCATGGAAATATCAGCTGCCCATAGCCTGAAACTTTCCTATCGCAGCAAATGTGAGGATCTGCATGGTCACAATTGGATTATCACAGTCTACTGCCGTTCCCGGGAACTCAATGCCGATGGAATGGTAGTTGATTTCAGTCACATCAAAGAAACGGTGAAAGGAAAGCTAGATCACCGTAATTTGAATGAAGTTCTTCCATTTAATCCTACCGCAGAGAATATAGCCCGCTGGATATGCGAGCAGATACCTACTTGCTTTAAAGTCGAGGTGCAGGAATCTGAATCCAATGTAGCCACTTATGAGAAAGAATAACCCTACTGAAAGCCGGCACAAATATTTTTTATGAGAAAGATTAATGAGATTTTTTATAGCTTGCAGGGTGAAGGCTATCACACCGGCACGCCTGCTGTCTTTATCCGCTTTTCCGGTTGCAATCTGAAATGCTCTTTTTGCGATACACGGCATGAAGAAGGTGTGCTGATGTCCGATGATGAAATTATTGCCGAAGTAGGAAAGTATCCGGCTGTTACGGTTATCCTGACGGGTGGAGAACCTTCTCTCTGGATTGATGAGGCTTTTATCGACCGTTTACACCAGGCGGGAAAGTATGTCTGTATCGAAACGAATGGGACGAACCCATTGCCCAAAAATATTGATTGGGTGACTTGTTCTCCCAAACAAGGGGTGAAGTTGGGGATTACCCGTATGGATGAGGTGAAAGTCGTTTACGAAGGTCAGGACATTGAAGTCTACGAGTTGCTTCCTGCTGAATATTTCTTTCTGCAACCCTGTTCATGTAGTAATACTGCGGAAACAGTGGCGTGCGTCATGCAACATTCTAAATGGCGGTTAAGTCTGCAAACACATAAACTGATTGACATTCGTTAATGAATCGGGTAATGTTATAGGATGACAGAGGGAATAAACAAAAATAGCTGCAAGTAAAAACTTGCAGCTATTTTCATCTTGCACGGGAGGAGAGGCTCGAAGTACAACGACAAATTGTAACCTTCTTGCTATCCTTGATTTTCAACATACTACGAATTTATACTTTGGTTATTAATCTGTTGTGGTGTCCGAAATTCGTCCGAGAATAAATTTCGTAATTATTTTATTAAGACTCTTGTATCTGTAAGAATTTCAATAAGTTCTTGCTTGCAGGTGGGCATTTTGCCTTCATAAAGTTTTTTTGTTGGCAAGGTGCTCAAATCTTCGATGACCATTCCTATGGGATGTCCTTCAGAATCATAATTTTCCCCATCATTTACGGCATAATATATTGCAATGGAATTTCTTGTCGCAAGACATTCTTCCTGCTTATCTTGAGGTTCATAACCTAATAATTCTAATTCTTTTTCAATGTTAAATACTTCCATAATACTGTTTATTTAATATTTATTGATTATATATTCTATTTCTCCAAATCTGATCCGCTTGCAATAGCACATGTTGCATTGCCTTCCTCTGGGACAAGTTTTTTAATTTCTTGAATTCTCCCTTTTAACTCACCGACTTCCATGAGTAGTTTTTTATTTTCATTTTCAAGCTGATTATATTTCTCAATGAAAAAAGAGGAATCGATGTTAGCATTTTGAACCTTATTATTTTCAAGTAAAACACTTCCTTCTCCCGTTATAATTCTCATGATATTTACAGAAGGATATTTGATATGTATATTTAGCAATACTTCCGTTGTAATGTCCTTCTTCAAATTCGCAATATAGGGACGACTCATACCAATAGTAGTACTCATCTCGCTTGCAGAGATGTTTAGAGCGTTGCATATATCTAAGAGACGCTGTTTAATCATACTATAGTCCTAATAGATAATAAAAGTTAATACGATAAATATATTTATTCATATGTTTTATATTGATAAATATATTTATCATATTTGCATCGTGTTAATTAATTCACGTAGCTAAGTTAGTTAAACGAGAGTTTAAATCAATAGAAAACTTTAATTATTTATCAATTATGGTATTTACAGACTATATGAAGAGCCTGCCTAATCAACAGCAAGAAACTATCAAAAAGTTGGCAGAGTTGACCTATTCGACTCCGGCAGCAGTGTATCGGTGGATAAATGGTGAGAATAATCCTCCGCTTATAAAGCAAAAGGTTATTGCCGAATATTTGAATAAGAGTGTAGAAGAATTATTCCCACCTAAGGATGTCTCAGATAACTAACATCGAATTCTACAACACGCCCGAAGGGGATGTGATGATGAAGGAGTTTGGGCAGCCGGCGGTTGTGCTTAAGGATTCCGATAGGCCGACCATTGAATATATGCTTTCTGTTATCCGGGATCGATACCCGAAAGCACATGCCCGACTGATGCAGCTCTATTCTGCCAGTACCATGAACCGGTGGCATTATGAATTTCGGGTAGTCCACCGTTTCATCCGCTGCAACTTTGGCGAATATGACCAATATAACCTTGACATCAACAAAGATGGTCTGTTTGTATTCGAGGAGGTCAAATGCCCGCTACGGGGTGAATGCGAACATGAAGGCGTGATTTGCCGTCCGGAGCTTAATACAGCATTGACAGACCGCGAGATGGAGGTGTTCCGGCTCATAGCCTCCAACTGCCAGACGGATGATATTGCGGCAGAACTGCATATCTCGCCTTGTACGGTAAACCGCCATCGGGAGAATATTAAAGCGAAAATCAGGGTTCGCAATGTCGCTGAGATGGTTTCTTACTGGCATCAGAACCAAATGAAATAATTAACCTATAAAATAAAATGAATATGGAATTGAATATTGAGAAAGCGAAAGCATTGTTTCCGGATGCGATTAAATTGCAGCTTCGTATTAATGGACCGGCTACTGTTGTGGATATACGCCGTTTGTTGCCTAATAGTGTCGTCATGTTATCCTGCAAGATTGGCAAGAACTACGCGAATGTCATTTACAGCGAAGGAGCTGCGAAACGTATGTTCCCGGATGTTTCCAAACTGTCCGGAGAAGTGAGCATTGATAAACATCGTATTGCCTATATCTATAGGGATGGCAAGAGAAAAGGTGTCAAACTTTTGCTGAATTTCCTTCCGAAGTCAGATAGGCGGCTTATTGATATTCTGGAGATGTCATTCGGGGATAAGATGGTGCAAGTGAGCGAGTATGCTGAGTGCGATATGGGTTGCATCTTCTTTGAGAATACAGAATCGGAGGATGTGGAAAGGGTCTTGTTGGCCTATTGAATGAGTAATGGAAAATGCAAATGATATAAATCGGAGAGGACATCTTTAACCTGGAGCTGATTGGGTATTCTACTAAGCAAAAATTTCCACCCCCATGTACATCACACCATTATTTTTGAATATTATGGAAAATGAATCATTTGAAAGGGCCAAAGCCATTAAGGAAGAGATTGAAAAGTGTAATTCTCTTCTTGAGTCAATTCTAAAAAGCAGCAGGGAATGCTGTGTGTATCGCGATGCCGATAGGGGTACTCGTGATCTTGTTGTTATCCCCCTTCCCAAGTATTGTACCCAGTACATTATTGATGGACTTTACGTGAGAAAGTGCCGGATGGAGCAGGAATTTAAAGAGTTATAACAATCTAATAATAAGAATCATGGTAACCAAAACAACATTCAAAAAGAAATTTCCGGACGTTAAGGTGCAGAAACTGCAAACCAGCGTTGTCTTCAGCAGGCAGCAGGTAGAAGAAACCGTATTGAAGATGTGCGATTCTCTCGGTGTCGGACTGCTTTATTACAATTATGCAAACAGATGGATAACCGTTTATACCTCCGAGAAAATGAAAAAGGCACTGGACTCAATGAAACCGGGTTCTGAGGTATTTCACGAACATTATGGTGTTTATGGCAAGGTGATGAGCGATAAGCCATTTGTCATTTGTGGAGAATTGTGTATCAGGGTTGACTTTGGGGGAATGCCTGACAGTGGAGCATATAGCTGTGTATGTTTTGTAATGTAATCGAATAAATATGAATATAGAACAATGGATTGGGGAGGGATTAGCTGTGCGCTTGTTTGTGCAATACCTATAGTGGCCATTATCTGCGATACTGTAAAAAAAGTATTTGAGATGAAATATAAAAAAGGAGATGAAAACTAAGTTGATAAAGAAGCATAATCCGCAATCTTTTTTGAAACAAGCCTTAAAGAGATTGCAGGCTATTGGTTTCGGTTTTAAAACAAATCAGTAATGAATAAAAAAGAAATATCAATGAAGAAAGGTCAGAAGGTGCGCATCCTGCGTACCAATCAGGTAGCGACAATCGTCGAAGTGGAATTGATTCGTAAAGGTGGTAAGGTACACCGCTACTGCCATCTGAAGACAGATGAAAAGTCATATTTGTGGTTGGATGCCTCAGAACTGGGGAGTGTGGTGGAGGAAGTGAAGGTCTCGGTAGTTGATGACCGGAACCGGGAGCTGCACTTGGCTATATGCCATGACTACTCCAAGGATAAGATAACACTACATCTTACCGGCAAGAATCCGGATAATCTGAAGGAAGCTTCCGGACTATATGCGAGACTGATGAACTTGTTCATTGGGAGCCTGAAGGAAACGCGGGAACTGTAGGAGCGGATAACGTCCTTGATAACTCTCCTATAAAACAATTCCTTTGTACCGAATTAAATCATCCGCAATATGATTAAAGCTGCCGATATCTATAATGCTACCCATGATGGGTTAGACATTATTTTGTACTATTACCCTCAGGCAGAGGGGTGCATAGACAATAAGAAGAAATTCAAGCGTCGTCCCGATGAGGATGACGCCTCTGCCTGCCTCAAGAAATATGATGACTGCTACAAGGTCACTGATTTCGGGGATTCTGGCACGGCCATGAGTCCGATTGACATCTGCATGAACGAGGAGAATGTCCGTTTCCCGGAAGCGGTTGCCTTGCTTGCTTCCAGGTATAACGTGACCGATGAACTCAAACGTTCTGTCAATAAACCGGATATTCGTAAACGTCCGGCCACGGCTGATGAAGCCGAAGGTGCCAGGTTCTTCGAGCTTGAAGAGAAGTTTACCGATGTACAGTTGCAGGTGCTCGGTCCTCGGGTCAGGCAGGAGCACGTCGATGCACTTCACTGGTATGTGGCCAAATCCATATCCTATGTCCGCAACCGTGAAGTCACCACTAAATATACTACGCCTACTTATCCTATCTTCATGCGTGAATGTGCTGTTACGAAGAAAGACGGTAGCACTGACAAGTTCTATAAGGTATATGAGCCTCTGAATCCGGATAAGCAGTGGCGCTTCAGCTATACGCCCGATGGGGTGAAACCCAAACAGTATATCAACGGTTTTGCCGAGCTGCAGAAGGCTTACCGGGATTACAATGCCCAGGAAGAGAAACTGTTTTTCAATGATCCGAAAAATAAGGATGCCCAATACAAGGAACAGAAGCTGAAGGAGGCCTTCATCTGTTCCGGAGAGCGTGATGCCCTTTGCATCCGCGCCCTCGGTTGTCATCCGCTATGGTTCAATAGTGAGACCTACAAAGTCACTCCTGAAGAGATTAAGGAAATCTATAAATATGTGGAGCGTATCTACAATATTCCGGACATCGACGACACGGGCGTTCGCAAAGGGACGGAACTGGCCCTGCGTTTCCTCGACATATATACGATATGGCTTCCCGGATGGTTGCGGGGCTATCGCGATCAACGGGGCAAGCCACGCAAGGATTTTCGTGACTTTGTGGATTTGCGCCCGAAGCAGGAGGATTTCCGCAACTTGCAGACATTGGCCATGCCTGCTCGGTTCTGGGTGGATAGCTGGAGTGAGCGGAGCCGGAAAACAATTTATGAAGTGAACTCCGCTTACTTGCATTATTTCCTCACGTTGAATGGATTCTATACATTGAAGGACGACAACTCCAAGGATGCGAGGTATATACACCGTAACGGTTGTATAGTCAGTGAAATCAAGGCAAAGGATATTGTGGCGTTTCTCAAGCGGTTTACCATCGAGCGTTATCTTCCGGTAGATATTCGTAACCTGATTCTGAACTCTCCACGTACCGGAGAATCATCCTTGGCGCAGCTTGATGAAATCAACCTGGATTTCCGGAGCTATACACCCAAGGAGCAGTATATGTTTTTCAGAGGTGAGACCTGGGAAGTGAGTAAAGACGGTATTAAGTCGCTACATGGGCAGATACCTGACAACCGCAGCGCCTGGGAGTCGAATGTGATACCTCATAAGGTGAGCATTCTTCCACCCATGTTCGAATGGTCGCACAGAAAGGACCCGGAGGATAGGGATGTGTTTGATATTACTGTCAAGGAGCATAAGAGCTGTTTCTTCAATTATCTGATAAATACCAGCCGTCTGTATTGGCGTAATGAATTGGAGTATGCCTGGAAGGACAAAGGGGTAGACGAAGCTGACAAGTACCGGGCAGAGCATAAGTTTGACATTGCCGGGCCGCTGCTTTCCCGGGATGAGATACGAGAGCAGAAGCAGAACCTGCTCAATAAGATGTTTGCCATCGGTTATAATATGCACCGCTACAAGTCGCCTTCACGCGCGTGGGCACTTTATGCGATGGATAACAAGATAGGTGAGGATGATGAGTGCAACGGGCGTAGCGGCAAGAGCTTTCTGTTCAAGACATTTCGGTTCTTCATGCGGACGGTCAATCTCTCCGGACGTAATCCCCGCCTTCTTGATAATCCCCACGTGTTTGACCAGGTAGATGTACATACTGATTTTGTTTTGGTGGATGACTGTGACCGTTATCTGCCGATGAGCCAGTTCTATGACAATATCACTTCCGGTATGACAGTCAACCCCAAGAACAACAAATCATTCTTTATAGAATTTGAAGAATCCCCCAAGTTTGGTTTTACCACCAACTATGTGCCGCGTGAATTCGACCCTTCTACCTCGGCACGTATGCTGTACATGGTATTTTCGGACTATTACCATCAGAAGACCGAAGAAAACGACTACCTCGAGAGCCGGACCATTCGTGATGACTTTGACCGCAACCTGATGACGAATACCGATTACAGCGAGGAGGATTGGAACTGGGACTTGAATTTCTTCGCCCAGTGTCTTCAGTTCTATCTGGCCATGGTGGACCGTAATGTCAAGATACAGCCTCCGATGGATAATATTCTCAAGCGCAAGCGGAAGGCTGACATGGGGTCTGACTTCGAGGATTGGGCTTACTGCTATTTTTCCGAGGATGGTGAGAATCTGAACACGCCTCTTGTACGTGAACAGGTCTATGACGATTTTATTGTCGCATCCAAGTCGAAAAAGGATTTCTGGAAGATGCAGCGCTTTACCAAGGCTTTGCGCAGCTTTTCCGAACTATGCCCGTATATTGCCGAGATGAATCCCGCAGACTTGTTGAACAAGTCGGGGCGGTATCTTCAGAAGGTGGACGGCAAGACCAAGGAGATGATTTATATGCGTTCAAGACAGACGAATGGAGAACCGGCGGCATTCGTTCCTCAGGTAGAAAGTGGTGATGGAAACGCTCCGTTCTGATTACATTAAGCATTATGACCGGTTTCTGCCGGAGATGCTGCAAACGGAGCAGTCGGCTTCCTATATCCGTCAGGTTTATGACTATCTGGAGCTGATGAAGCCGGGCACCATCCTGAACCTTCAGGCAGACAAGGAGAAGCTCCCTTGGATGCTTGTGGCCGTTGGCGCATTTCTTCCTGCACAAGACCATTGGATGGACTTTGAGTTGAACGACGATTATACCAGGCTGCGACGGAAGCCGCTACCGCCTAATTTCCGTAAGGCCATGAAGAACCGACATCCGGTATAGGAGTCACACAGTAAAAGCCGTGGGCACAATTGTCCGCGGCTTTTACTATTCAATAGGACGCCGGGCATACCTTTGCCTTTGGGTTTCCCACTCCCTTTCCCTATTTTCTACCAAATTATTGTAACTCTGTAAGCGATGTTTGAAAAAGAAGATAAATCATTTATAAACAATAAGTAACAAAGGTTACATCTTAGGTAACAAACATTGGTTACAAAAAATAAGGGTTTGTTACTTTAGTCGTATGAGTGGAATATCGGAGTCAATGTCACAAATTTGATTATTGGTAACAAATGGGTGTTGTGAGCTTTGTTACAATCGTTTTCTTTGATAATCAGTGAAATATACTCGAATGGTTACACGTTACAAAGTTGCATAATTTTCTAAGCAAAATACTCAGAACACTGTATGGAGCAGAAAATATAAGATCGTGTGGAGTTGGCAAATGTAATTATATTTTGTATTTTGACTGTTTTGGCGCTGATTTTGGATAAAGTGTCTGTATTTATGTGTATATTTGTCTGCATATAAATGATTTACCCTATGAGACCTAATGTGATAATAGAGTTGAAGCCTTATCTCCATGACTATTTGTATCATGAATTCGGATGCAGGCCTACTGATGAAGGTGTGAATGTGACTGCTGCCAATGATATTGGCAAGTTCATTCAGGCCATGGTCACTGTTACGGACAGACCGCCCAAGCAGGCTATCAAGGAGCAT